GTCGGAAAGACTTCCGACTACCCTTAACTGGGTCTCACAAGCGTGATGCTTATGATTCATCTAAGATAACTGTTTGTTTATGACCTCTCTCGCAAGAGGGCCAATGGGGAAAGGTTTGCACCCTCCACCTTATTGGTATATTAAACAATTATTGGAAATAATTGTAAGTGAAGCAAATAAAAGGGAGAAATCTCGTTTCTATTAACTTCAATAGGTTTGAAAACCTAGATTCATCAATCTGCCTGCAGATCCTCTCCTTTAGAGATAAAGGGAAGGATAACTGAAGAAGTAAATATTCTATTAATCATAAAGCACAATTTCATACAAAATATCAATATATTCTGCGAGAAAGTTTGCTTAGATTTAAAAGATTATTTGCTTGGCAAAACCCTTTAAAAGGGGTTTCCAATTTAGCTTGACCAATCTTACTGATTGGTCGGGCTATATTGGGACGTTTGAACAAGGCCATTATTAGATCAACTTTTATTTTAATCTCCGATTTCATTCATTTAGGAAGAAAGAATGGAGTAAGCTTCATGTGTAAATACATGAAGGGAGTTTCGATGTATATAATGCAGTTTATCAGTAGTGATAAAAAGCATAAGTATATCCACTCCTGTACCTATGGTATGCCGATCTCTTTAACGAGATCTGGTATACCTCGGATCTTACCTACTTACTTTCGAAAAGAAATACGAAATGGAAATGTAGTAATTATTAAGTATATACTAACAATATTAAACTTGTACAGGGTATTACCATACAAAGGAAAAGTGAAATTATCTACGATCACTGACCCTTTCAAAGGTTCTATTCCTGTGAGTTTAATTAAATTTATTCCTTTATTCTTGAAGGAGTTGAGATTAAAACCTTTCCAGTGGGAATGAAAACCTTTTGTTCTTAGTTCTGCAGGACCGATAAAGTTATCGGTCCTAGGAACATATAGAGAAAAGGATCCCAAAACTGGAGAGATCAAGACTCTCTTCCTTTCTAAAGGAAATAGTACTGCTGCTTTCTTACCTTCTTTGGTTTCTCTTTATTCTTCTCCTTTATGGTCAAATATTTTATGATTTTTCCATAATTGCCCATCATCTTCTTCTTATAATGATGTGTTTGAGGAGCTTACAAACCTCGCTCGAGGTTTATTGCTTACTCAATGAGGAAAGTCTGTTAAGGATTCTTCTTTAGGATCCTTAGCATTTAAAGACGAACCTGGAAAAGTAAGAGTTTTCGCGATGGTCGATTGCATAACTCAGTGAGTGTTAAATCCCTTACACAAATTTCTATTCGATGCTTTATCTAAGATCGAAAAGGAATGAGGTACGGATGCAACTTTTGACCAAAACGCTGGTGTGAAGCGATTACAACAGTTAATGAAAGACAACGTAGGTACCTACAGTTTTGATTTGACTGCAGCCACAGATCGTCTCCCTATTCAACTCCAAAGGGACTTATTAAATAATATTGTGCCTAAATTAGGAGATCATTGATCTTCTTTATTAGTGGGTAGATCCTACTCACCCCCATCTGGGGAAGCACTATCCTATAATTGTGGACAACCTATGGGTGCTTTGAGTTCTTGAGCCATGTTGGCTATAACTCACCATTTACTAGTTCAATATTCTTACTATTTAGTTGTTAGTAAGAACCTATCCCTATATGGTTCTAAATACACCTGATTTAAGAATTACCTAGTCTTAGGTGATGATTTAGTCATATGTGATTCAAGGGTTGCTAAGCAATACCTTCATCTCATGAAAACTATAGACGTAGGAATTAATATGTCGAAATCTCTTGTTTCGCCTTCTAGAAAAGTAGCAGAATTTGCTAAACGTTTCATTACTCCGGACTTTGATCTGTCTCCTTGATCTCTGAAAGAATATACCTCGTTTTATACGGGTTGAGCTTCTATTATTAGTAATATGAAGTCTCGGAATATTAACTTCATTCCATTCCTAAGATTAATTGGAGTCGGGTCCAAAGCGGCCGGTCACTCCTATGATATTAAATGAGGTTCTAAGCTCTCTATCAAGAATATTTATCTTCTATTATTTAGATTTTCTAAATTTGAAGTTAAAGATCTTTTCAGAGGGTTTAGACAATATGTCACTATGGTCTGTTGAAAGACTGTACATGACAAATTAACCTTTTTATCTGGGATTAAGACCGTGTTACGAAGAACTATCATAGAGCCATCAATACAATTGGTATCTATGGTTAACCTCAAAGTGTTAAGTTCTCATGAACTTATTCAGCTTAGACGGTTATCCCATTATATGCTTGATTGGATGGTTATGTTCTCCAATAAACCTCCGGTTGTGGATGGTAGTTTCTTTAACTACGGTGATCCACGCCGAGGTGATCTGGTAGATCCCTCTGTCTATGTTCCAGTAATCGAACAATTAGAATTGTCGTTGTATAGAATTTTTAGCTTTTCCCCCCTTTGGAAGGATCTGTGCTATGGAAGTAAAGAGACTGTCTCTTCTATTGAGAAGAAGATGGCTTTTACTCCTCATGCCACAATAACCAATGTAGATGATTATCTTAAATTCGTTTTAGATAGTCCGAAACTATGGTTTGAGAATCCTAACTTAACGGAGGCGTTAAGACCTAAAACTATAAATCACATTTTCAAGGCTTCTCCTTCGGAAGATCCTAAATTAGCTTTTGTTAAATCTGCTTCTGATTTATCAAAATATTTAGGTATTTGAGAGTCTACATATGAGTGAAAGATTCCTTTATATAATCAATCACTTCTTAGTATTTCTCCTCCTCCCAAAAAGAGAGCGTTGCCTCTTTGAATGCGAGCTGGTAGATAAATAATAATAAAACATCTAATGATATCGAAATCCTGGAAGAATTTTCATATCCTCTATAAGTGAAAGAAGGATAATTCATTTTCTTTTACGAGATTTCGATCGCCGAGTTACCTTTATCCGTGGTAGGTTAAAGGGTCGTCTTGTTTTTTAGAATTACTGAATAGCCCTATTCAAAATGAAGAACATTTTGAGTAGAGTCAGTGTGGATGTGTATACTATGGTGAGTACCGAAGGGCAACAATCCTTCTGGATCATGATTCTAGGGTTTGAATAGACGTTTATATGTCTATCGGGAGCTTTTGGCTCTATAGAACACCTAATCCTCTGATTTATTATCCTCTAGTTACATTTCTGCAACTTGGTAAATAAGTTGTTCTAAAGTACAAATAAGTATAACAATTAATCTCATCTAAGAGACTGC